ACATGGCAAAATCCTGAGCAACTTTTTGTTGCTCAGGTACTTAAAAAGTTTAATTTATAATAGTGTTGCGGAATTAAGGATAAACATAAATTCCTTGAAAATCATTACTACCACGGGCAGATTTCTCAGCCTCTATGCTGGAATATTCTCCTTTTTTGGGAATAATATAAGCTGCAATATGGAATTTAAGCTGTGTACCATCTGGCATATCAACCGGTACATCTTCTTCCTGTAAGAGTTCTGTATTTTTCTCTTTAGTACAAAATGGATCCCATGGAGAAACTGATTGTGTATTTACTGTTATCTCAACATTTTGTGCACGGCTATCGTTTTTATCTAGATAGCGTTGAAATACCATAGACAGATGAAATCGAAGTTCTTCTAAGATTTTATTCAACCCATTTTGTGCATTCTTAAAATTCTTATAATTTTTCATCAGACGGTCTATCTTCTCCCAAACAAGAAGAGTACCAGAACTTCCTTCTGCTACCATATTCAACATATCCTCTTCATCTGAATCAATAACAGGAAATTGTAATAACCAAGAACCGTTATTTGCTATATAATCTAAATCCCACTGAACCTTCCTCAATTCTGAATCAGGTGAATTTCTGGAAATCAATGAGAATTGTTTGCAGAATGCTGTTGATGCAGTTTTCAGTCCTAATCCAAATTTACCTAAAGAATTTTTCTCTATTCGTTCTTTTGAACCGTATTTCATTGCATTCTTCAAACCGTCCAAATCCATTCCACAACCATTATCCGCAAAATAGACTTTAACTTGCATGTTTGGATCCATGTTTACTTCTATATTGATTTTTGTTGCATTTGCCGCAATTGAATTATCAACGATATCGGCAACTGCTGTATTAAAATTGTAACCAGTATCCCTTAATCCGTTTACAATTCTCTCAGGATCAGGAAGTAACTCAAAATCCTCTTCTGTTTTTTGTTGAACTGTCGTAATCATATATATGTTTTTTTAATTATTTTTTATTGAAGGTACTAATTCTAAAGCTCTAAGAATGTCTGCCTTATCTTGGCTCTTACCATCATTCCCTATAATTGCGTATGAAGCAATATCACGTTTCCTTTCAATCCTTTCATTTACAACCTCTTCTACTGTATCAGTGTAATATAATCTATAAACAAATACAGTCTTCTCTTGACCTCGTCTGTATGCACGTGCTGAGGACTGGTCTTCAAGAGAGGGATTCCACTCCAGATTATAGTGTATTACGTGATTCGCTCCTGTTATATTAAGTCCTGTTCCAGCTGCCCTCGGGTTAAGGACCAGCATTGCCGGTTCATCTAAATGATTGAATTTATCAACTATACACTGCCTGTCTTCTATTGGTGTCTCTCCATTTATAGACCATATTTTAATTCCAAACCTGACAGGTATATCCTCTTCAAATATTTCGAACATACGTTTATATGAAGTAAAAACAATTACTTTTTCTTTCCTACTTATAATTTCTTCAACAATTTCACAAAATCTTTGATACTTAACCGACACTACAGATGGATCATCTTTACAAGAACTATCCTTTACTGCATACGGGTGTGTACAATATATGCGTAGTTGTTGTAACATTCCAAGAGAAGGATTTTCTGTATCCATTCCATCCTTCAATGCTTCCAGATAATTACAATATTGTTGACACTCTATCTCCGACATTCGAAGAGGCTGTGTAGATACTATCTTCTCAGGCAAGTCTTTAGCTACATCTGAAACAAGTCTACGTACCATTAGTGCAGAGAGTATTGGCTCAATTTTCTTACCACCTTCAATGTCATCAGTAATGTTTTTCTTGAATGTATTAAGTGTGCCAAGCAAACCAGGCTGAATAAAGTCTACCAATGACCATATATCCGTTATATGATTTTCAAAAGGGGTTCCAGAAACCGCAAGGCTTCTTACTCTATTCAACTGCTTACAGGCTCTAGTTCTGGAACTGTCAGGGTTCTTTATACTTTGAGCTTCATCCAAAACAACCATTTTCCACTTAATCATATTAAGCATATGAATATCACTTATTACAGTAGTATAGGAAGTTATGATCACATCAAATTCAGAAAAATCCCGAAAATTGCTTATCCTGTAAGGCCCATAATGAACTATAACATTAAGTGACGGTGCAAACTTCTTACATTCCCTTTGCCAGTTAGTAAGAAGTGATATTGGTGCAACAACGATTATTGGGGTCATAAACTGACTTTTCAAATATAACATTTCAGTTATTACCTGCATAGTTTTCCCCAATCCCATTTCATCTCCAAGGATACATCCGTTATTTACTTCTAACATAGTCCTTATCCATGAATATCCAGATTCTTGATAAGGGAATAATGTGGCTTTAAGGTCCTTTGGTATACTTGAATCTGTAACTACTGGCTTATGTAAAACGGATTGCTCTACATGATTCTCAACAACATCTAAGTCACCAAATATACTTTGTTCAATAACGCTTAAATACTGTTTTAAATTAATACGCCCAGAAGATACTATTCCAGACTTTGTAATTATCTCCTGAATTATACTGCTTGTTTCTGTTATATAGAACCATATATTGTCACATATGCACTGATCTATAAGCAATCCATTTACAATATCTACAGTTATCTGTTTACCTTTACGAATAGCATAAACATTGAAATATATATCACCTTCGACACTGCTGGTCAACATGATTTTTGCAGCAGCTCCTATTTTAGAGAAACGAGTAGCCGGTAAATCTACTAAAGGGCTTTCACATTCTATTCCGTCTATTCTATTCATATCAGAGAAAGAATAAATCTCTGAAGCACTTAGATGGTAAATATTGTTACCATCCTTCAGCGCCAAATGGTTATCACATATAATCCAGTTTGCCTTCATAATTAACTCATAGATTGAAACCTTTCCAGACTTGCCGCACTTATAGAGATACCTTTATTGGCTTTATAAATCTCGTTTGATTCACAAAGTTTAGTATCAGTTTGAGGCTCTGTTTTATATGGTTTTACAGTTATAGTTTTCTTTTTCAAGTCAATAGTAAAATTATCTGTATTATCTACCAACAACCTTAAAGAAAGAACACAGGAATAATACCATGCTATTGTTGCCAAATATCCAGCACTTGCATTCACTACATTCATTTGATTAAGAAGCGCAGAGAAATAAAAGTCATTTCTGTCCACAGTTTTATTTCCCGCCCACCAGGAATAATCACTTACAAATTTCCAAAGATATGTTGCAACTTTATGTTTATCATCATGTACATCAGAGTAATCATCATTAAGCATTTCCAATGCTGTAGCCATAAAACTGGATTTATCTTCCATAGTTGGAGCCTCTTTTAATCTGGTCGCATATTCTTTCATTCCTTTATGATTAAGCCCAATACGCTCACAAATCTTAAAGAACAGACTCTGATAGCTTAACATCTCCGAACAAAAATCAACAAAATATGAAGCAATTACAAACCATTGGTTAGCTATATAAATTTGTTGTCCAAAAGTATTATTTACAACTGTAGTATAACTGAAATATTCTACCGTACAGTTTTTTTTATTCAACATGTTACGAAAGGTAACTTTGAATGTATCACTCAGCTTAACCTCCTGCGCTATGAACTCATCAGTAAATCTTTTCTTTGCATCTATAAGAACCTGATGTAAATCTTTCAGAATCTGTTTTGATTCAATGACTTGTTCTGTATCTATCACTTTGTTCATATGCCTATATTTTTAATAATTGTTCGACAATTTCTTTTGATAATCTTTTAATAACAGGTATTGCGACACTATTTCCAAACTGATGATATGCCTCCTTTCTTGGAACAACTATATGAAATTCCAGATTATCAGAATTATAATTTTGGTTATCTGCATTTTCCGGATATTTCCAGCCATTCCCTATAATTCGATAACCCTGTAAACGACCTGCTTCAGTTGGAGTTAGTTTTCTGGGATTTAATCCTTTATCAGATTGATCAATAAGAATTTCGCTACCATCTTTCCAATATCTTGCAGATATTGTACTGCTATATACGCTATTTTCATTAAAAAGTGAATAGCCAAATCCCTTACCGTTAGCCTTGTTCCTTTTCTTTCTCTCTTGATGACCAATCCATAACCTATCACTAATAGTATAGTAACTATCAATAGAATCTTCTGGCTCGAAAATATCTGAAACTTTGGTCTTTATTACTTTATCTCCAAGATCTTTCGATTTTTCATATATTGTACTACCATCAGGTGCTATTCCATAGGGGAATTTAAAAGTTGTAGCTTTAACAATGTCTTTATACCATGCAACAATAAACAATCTTTCTCTATTTTGAGGTACACCAAAATATTTTGCATTTAAAACATCATAGTTATATGCATACCCCAATTCATCTAATGTTGCTAAAATCGTTTTAAGTGTTTCGCCTTTCATATGAGTCTTCAATCCTTTCACATTTTCCAGGAACAACACTTTTGGTGGAATACCTGAATCAATTTTTTGCTTAACAATATTAGCTATATTAAAGAACAAAGTTCCACGAGTATCTTCAAACCCACGTCTTAAACCTGCAATAGAAAAGGGTTGACAAGGAAAGCCTCCACAACAGACATCAAATGCAGGAATACTTTCTGGTATTGCTTCTGTTATATCGTTGTTAAAAAACAGATAATTCCCATAACTATCTTTTTGGAAAAGATCAGGTTCTATATCTTTATAGTTAGCTTCATATGAAATTCGTGCATATTTATCCCATTCACTGGCAAACACACATTTTCCTCCAACGCTATGCATTGCAGTATGAAAGCCTCCAATACCAGCAAACAAATCTATAAATGTAAATTTATTTTTCTTCATCAACTTTTCTTTTTAACAAACGATTGTAAAGATTCCTTGGAAATCTGCAATACTGATTTATGTAAATGTTCAGGAATATCATCTATTACATCATTATTCTTTTTATCACTATTTACAATATACATGGACTGAGCAATTTCCAGAAATTTATTAAATTGTTTCAACCCCCATTGGTTGTAAACAGTATACTGAAGTCCGTCATTTAGTGTTATTAATTCATCTGATTCAAGAAAATATCTTGAAGACAAATCAGCATTGTCTTTCATCCATTCCTGTACAATTGATAATGGACGTATGACACCTCTTTGTTTACTTATTATGCCCGATGGGAACACTCTTTCAAGTTCATTATATGTGATACCAGGATGTTCTTTAACATATTGCTTTACTACAGCAAGAACAAACCTTTTTTTAGGATAAAACTGGCTTCCATTAAAAGAGAAACGTGTTGTATCCTTTGTACTCGCAGAATGATTTTCCATTTCTTTAGAACAAAGCTGTTTTTGCGATACAACAATTTCAAGATTCCGCATTTCTTCTTCAATCAGCACCCTGTCATATCCCTGTTGCACGAGAAAATCTGAGAATATGGATTTAAGTATATTCCTGTCCTCTGAAATACGTTTAATATCCAAACGTAATTTAGATAAAACCTCATTTTTTTCATTTAGTGAAGTTATATAGTCATGAACTAAAGACTTTTTGAAATGTTGAAACAAAAGTAATTCTGATATTTGTATTCCTTCATGATTACTTTCCTCTAATAGGATTTCTTTACTAAGGATTATATCTTGATTATTACGATAGAAAAACTTAATACAACTACCGAAGGATATGGCTGCCTCTGTCAATAATTCATCCATTGCAAAGTTTACATTATCTGTTTCATTATACTGAAATTCTCCACACTGGATAAAAACAGGAATATAATCGGATTGCACATTTCCTCCATAAGTTTTAGACAATACAATATCAACATTAGAGCCATTAGGTAAATTATAATTCTTAATCAAAGAGCCATTAGTCTTCCTCCATCCTAGGACTCTAAAACAGTTTTCTACTGCAGAAACAAATTCAGCTTTGCTGTAATTACTGTCTAATGTATTTCTTAATATCTCAACTATTTCAAACCAATTCTCATTCATATTTAAGCCCATACAATACTTTCTTAATCATCCCGTTTTAATAACCAGAATAATGTTTTAAAGATATTTTTATCTATAAAAATCATACTCTTATTATTATGATTCTTACATTATCATGGGTGATAACCATATAATAGAAAATCTATCGGGGAATCACTATTTAATCATACTTTAGGTATCTTTATATAAACAGAGTCATTGGTGGTAGACACCAATAAATCCTTAACATCGACCTCAAGTACTCTTGCAATCTCAACTAAAGTTTCTATTGATGGTTGTGAAACGTTTGTACACCATTTTGAAACAGTAGCAGGGTCTTTTTGCAAAGCTTCTGCAAGCCATTTGTTAGTTCGTTTTTTCTCCACTAAAACGACCTTAATACGATTTATATCTTTTGCCATAAGTATATAATTGTTTGTGCAAAAATAATATAAAAAGATGTATATATGTAAGATTTATAGCCATATTTTCGAGCTATATCTCCATTTCTATTGCGTTTTATGCAATAGAATAAAGTGGTTGTCAGATTTGAGTGACTCTTGCTGCACTGAATAGCTTTACAGTATTTTAGGCATATGACATTAACAACTTATATTACACTTAGAAATGGTCTGAAAAACGGAGACAAACAGTCCGCTCCGTTGATACAGGCTAGAGCTTACACTTCCGAAACGGCCAATTTCCTTGAAGACTTACCTTTAAATACAGGCAAGCTGTTCCGACTGTTCGTATTTCATGCGATGCCGGAACAAATTGCCTTACGCTACGGAAACTAATCGGCTGACTTGCTTCGTATCCCGATACCAGGCAAGTTTCAGCCGACAGGTTCATACAATCATGCAGATAAATCAGGACAGTTGCCAAAGACAGAGCCTTTAAGGTTACGCTGCTCTTCACTTTAACGGCTCTGACATTGGCAACTGGTTACCGGTGGCTCGTCTGAAAACGAAAACAAGCAGACCGTTCCGATGATGCAGGCTAAAGCTTGCAATGCCAGAACGTCCTATATCCCTGAATACTCGTCTTAAAATACAGGCAAGCTGTTCCGACTGTTCGTATTTCATGCGATGCCGGAACAACTTGCCTTATACTACGGAAACTAACCGGCTGACTTGCTTCGTATCTACAATACCAGGCAAGTTTCAGCCGACAGGTTCATCCCATCATGCAGATAAATCAGGGCAGTTGCCAAAGACAGAGCCTTTAAGGTTGCGCTACTCTTCACTTCAAAGGCTCTGACATTGGCAACTGGTTACCGGTGGTTTGTCTGAAAACGGATACTATGCTCTTCAGAAATCTTTGAATACTGAATATCAGAAAATCATTGGTGCGTCATAGCCGGAGCCGTTTCTTATGTGCAAAGGTACTGCGGACTGGAGAAACGCCAAGTGACGCTTGCGCTTTCAGTCGGAGGACTTGACGGCAGCCTTCCGCAAATTTTCTCATGCCTCAAAAATTTGGGTATTCCGTCTGCATTCTCTGACTTCACACTTGTCTTTTTCTCCCTTTGGTCCGCAGTCACAAATGCACATAAAACGGTTTATCCCGGCCATGAAGCTCAATTAGCTTTACTGGAGGGAAAAGAACTGGAACTTCAAAATCAAGTGTTATGCGAACAAAAAGAATGAGTATCAAACAATCTTTTAATTTTTAACTGATATGTGCAGATTGATGACAACACAACTGGCGGAAGCTCTGGAGGGTTATCCGCTCTACTCCCAGGACGGCAAGGGAAAAGAGGCTGTTTGCCGTGCGGTTTTTACCCTTGGTTCTGTAAGGTGGTTTATCCTTGAAGGAAACAGGGAGGATGAAGATGTGATTCTATTCGGTATCGTAGTCGGACTCTTGGAGGATGAATACGGATATATTTCCCTCAATGAGCTTTCGGATGTGGAGCTTGACCTGAGTGCTCAGGGGTTTGGCAAGCTTCAGGTAAGACAGCAGCAGAACTTTAAGCCGGTTCCGCTGAAACAGATTCAGGACAGCAGGCTTCAGGAATTTATTGCAAGGTTTGAATAGGCTGTATGAAAACAGAAGTGGCCGGTCCTATCCGTCACGGACAAGACCGGCTGCTTATTATAGCAGGTAAATGAAAACAAAACTATAATTGTATGGTAAATGGAAAATTGTCGTAATATTTTTAATATCTCTGCTCGGCATGGGTGGAGCGTTTCTATGGAAAACATGGATGGAATCCGGTTTCTCAATTTCAAACGGAAGACTTCGAGCGGTGTGCCGTTCTGCTTTACAATTGAAGCCGGTGACGGTACAGCCGGCTGCATAGCAAAAGAAATATTCTCTTTCGTCAGTGCCGCTGTTCCTGAACAATGTGCAAGGAAATGGATGATTCAGTCAGGAGCGATGGAAGCGTCGGAGTTCCTTCAGGCCGTGGCTGACATGGAGGATGTCAGGCTAAAGGCAAAGCTGTTGGCTCTTGAACTTGCAGCTATGAATGTCAGATATAATGTCCTGGATACCATTCCATGGGACAGACTGAACTAACGGTGTTTCTTACGCTTGCGGCCACGTTTGGGCAGACCGGTTTCCTTGTAGGCTATCAGGTCAGTTCCTCTGAACACCCTTTTTGCCTTGTCAGGTATCTTCAGGAAAGCCAGCGGCTTTTCCAGGTAACGGATATAGGCATAGATGGTGCAGCGGTGAACACCCAGGTAACGTGCTGCCTCCTTTACTGAATATGTCTTTTCCGGAACAACTTTCATTATTTCTCATGCTGGTTAATCTTTTCTTTTATTGGATGCCGTAAAGGTAAACAGTTGATTATTAGCTATCAATACGTCAAATATGGGATTATTTCGGAGATTGTGGGAATACGATGGATTATGTGTTACCATCATATTCAATACGGCTGGACTAAGGCGGTTGATGGTAAATCTGTTTTTACGGAAATAAGGAAGGCATATATTTGATGGTTGACAGCGTTGACAGCAAATCCAATGAAAATCCGGCATAAAGTCTGTTTGGGAAGTTTCTGTAATACAGTATGTTATATTCTTTCTTATTTTACTTATAAAGAATAGGGTATTATAATGTGTCAACGTTTGGCTATGGATTTTTAGCTGACTGAAAATTATGGCTACACTTGTCAACGTTTGTCAACGCATGATTTCTATATGAAGTATCTGATACACTGGCAGATACTCTCTGTCAACACTGTCACCCCTGAAACGGGTGCATTTTATTATCTGAAAATATCTGATGCGAAAGGGATACAGGTTATCCTAATGTACCATTACATCCACAGGTTTGTTCAGCATGCCTCTGCAGATATTTTTTTGCAAAGGTATCTCCGGCATTGCAAACGTCAAACACAGGGCTGAAAATCTTCCTCAAACGAGGTTGAGCGTATTTTCAGCTTCCCTTGAAGTTTGCCTTATTGAATGCCTGCGCTTCTGAGAACTGCAAAAAATATCCTTCGGGCAAGCTGAAAAACTTGCTGACAGAAGGGAAAAAAATCAGAGCGTATGGTACAGATGGACGAAAGCATCAGAAAGCAGTTGGAAAAGCCGCAGACATGGTTCTGCAAGTATTTCCCCAAACGTATTCAGAATGTGGGCGAGAAGGAAATCGCTGACAGACAGTTGGTTTATAACTTCAAGGATGGAAGGTCTCATGAAGAGGTGGCACAGATGACGGCAGCAAGAATGATTGAGGAACACGGCAGCAGATGCTCACAGTTGGTATTCATTCCGGTTCCGGCATCATCGGTAAGAAAGAATGAAATCCGGTACATGGACTTCTGCAGAAGGGTATGTGAACTCACAGGAGCTATAAACGGATATGACCATGTAAGGGTATGCGGAGAAAGACTTGCTATTCATGAAAACCGTAAGGCTGAAAAGGAAATCAGAAAGGTGAGCATCATCGAGTTTGATGAAGAGTGGTTCAGAGGTAAGGCAGTCATAATCTTCGATGATGTAATAACACGCGGAATCAGTTTCGGTATATATGCGAATCAGTTGGAGAGTTTCGGAGCGAATGTCATTGAAGGCATCTTCCTTGCAAGAACCCATTATAAAGTATAGAACTATGAACGGAATATTATCAGAAAAATCAAAGTCACTGGCTTTCACGGGACACAGAACTGTTCCCGTAGAAAGGCAGGATGAAATAAGGGCCCGGCTTGTTGAAGCCGTGTCCGTCGCCTGCAAATCGGGTATAACCTGCTTCTATTCAGGCATGGCCATGGGATTCGACCTGATGGCTGCTGAGACTATATTGTCACTGAAGGGAAGGTATCCAAATATACGGCTCATTGCCGTTGTTCCTTTCAGAAGACAGAGTTACCGGTGCCCTTCCATGGAAAATGAACGTTATCAGAATATAATTTCCAGGGCCGACCGGGTTATTGTATTGAGTGAACACTATTTCAAAGGATGCCTTCTAAGACGCAATGACTTCATGCTGGAGCATTCATGTGGCGTGATTGCCTATTATGACGGCAAGCCTTATGGAGGAACATTCTATACCTGCAAGGAGGCAAGGAAAAGATGTATGGATATAATCAATCTGTACTGAAAACCTGCCCGGATTATACTGAAAATATTGTACAAAACAGATATGCAATTTTCTTGCATATCTCATTTATAATGCTTATATTTAGATAGTTAAACAAGTTATAAGAGGTAGTTTTATGAACAATATCTACAACCGCTACATTTGGCTGCTGCATACGGTCTATCAGGAAAGAAAGGTCACTTTTGAAAGGCTTTGTGATATTTGGAAGCACCATTTCCTGTACAATGGAAAGCCGTTGAGTCTGCGCACATTCCATCATCACCGGAAAATGATTGAGGAAAATTTTGATATAGTCATTGCATGTAACAGAAAGGACTATACATACTACATCCAGAATCTGGATGAAATACTCGGTGACAGTTGCCGCAACTGGCTCTTCAACATCCGTATCATCGATGTGGCCCTGAAAAGCAGTCCGTGTCTGTTCCATCGTGTCGTACTGCCTGACATGTCTGGCGGTATTGAATACCTTCCTGATATATCTGAGTGTATCAGCGATGGACATGAGCTGTACATATTCTACACCAATGACAAGGGCAATGAAGTGGAAGGCCGTTTCCAACCGGAAGGTTTGAAGCTGTTTAATAATCGCTGGTATCTGCTTGGGTATAGGAACGGATCAGAGTTCTGTGCTGTTCCTCTTGATACACTGACAAGAATTTATCTCAGCGGAAACAGGTTTCAGACTGACTGCAGATTTTCGCTTGCCAATCGTCTTTCGGACTCCATTGGCGTTGTGGCTCCGACCGGACAGCAGCCGGAAGAGGTTACACTACGGGCTTATGGTCCATTTGCCGATTATCTGAGAAAGCATCCTTTCCACCATTCTCAGGTGGAAAGGAATGATATGGGGACTTTCACTTCATTTGATTACACACTTCTTGTGACTGACGAACTGGTAGATGAAATCCTGGCTCTTGGTGATAAGGTGGAGATTACTTTTCCGGAAAAGTTGAGAATTAAACTGCTTCAGAAGATTGGGCGTATCAGAAACAGGTATGCAACATAGAAATCTGCAATGGTGAAATATTACTTTTGAGTAGTATACATTCGCTCAATCATTGCTTCAAGCTCAGGACTCAATGGACGTTCTGTGTCCATACACTCCTTCTCACCGGCAACCAGGTCACCATATATATTCCTGTAACGTTCAGCCTCACTGCCATCACAGCAAAGCATAGCCGTCTCAAACTCCTTAATCATTTTCTTACGCTGGCTCTCTGGATATTCCTTAGTCTTACCATAACAGGTAATAGTAAATGTTCTTGCCATAATCATAGGATTTATTTGTTATACCTTTGTTTATAATCTTTTTTGCTATACTAATATACGAAAATATTCTGATAATCAGAAATTTAATAACAAAAATCGCAAGAAATTAATTATGAATTTCAGCTTTACAATATTACTGTTTATCCGAAATTCCTGCTATAGTTGAGATTTAACATGCTTTCCAAAACTTACATCTTCCCATTCACCGCCATGAGAATCTTATAAAATTTATATGCCAACAAAAGAGAGAAAATCTATCTTTTATTGGCATAATATTATATATTGCATTTGTTCTCCAAGTCCAAACAGAACAAATCAAGACTCCGGCTTTTTTGACGGCATGTCTTAAGCCCTTTTCTCATATCTTTTGATATATTATCATAGTCCAGATTCTTTTTGTCAGTGTTGATGTATCTGGTTCTTTTTTTACCGTCAATCCTGCTGATCAGATAATGTAGACGTTCCTTTGGATTTGCGTATTGTGCTGTTTCCTTGCAGGAATTGTCAAATAGAGGTATAAGCCATGCATCTGTCTCTTCAATGGCTATTGCATATGCAACCTTGTCTCGATAAGTCTCCGGAACAATATTCGAGATTTTATATTCTACTGCTTTATACAGATAATCACAATATTCTTTCCAATCTGTATCTTTTGTACGTAATGGTTCATTTATATCATACCCAGCTTCACCTCGTTCTGCAGTATCTATCTGAACAACAAGCAAAGCATCATCTGCCAATACATCAAAAAAAGACTGGAGCAAGCTAATGTCCTCACATGATTTCAAAACCAGATTCCAGTTACTGAAATTCATTTCATTCAAATCAGTCTCGTCAAACTGTTCACTGGGACGCAATTGAACGACATCACTACCATCAATACCCTTCAAAGCTTTCAGAACTGCCTTTATTACAGCTATGTCAGCTTTTCCTTCTGCTATAATACCCAATCTCATATCATCAGAAATTATAAGGTACACCGCCAATAAGTCCCTTCATCCACATTTCTGAAAGCATCATGCGCTGTTCACCTGTCTGTTCTTTTGTCTGGATACGTTTAGCCTGCGTTTTTCCCTCATCGTTACGGGTCACAACGTATAATCGCTGACTGCCGTCATTAAGATTCAAGCCATCCAATATGGCCGGATTATGCGTTGTTATAAGTACCTGCTTACCATTCTTGACAGCCAATTCACAGATTTTCTTCATGAGAAACCTGCACAAACGGGGATTCAACCCATTTTCAATGTTGTCAATGGCAAAGAAGTCCGGGGTCTTCCTGCTGATAAAGAGTGTAAGATAAAACAATAATTCCAACGCACCTTCATTGGCATTCTCCGCAGAAAACAGATTGTTCTTTTTCTGCATAAACTTATCCCTGAAATAGAGATTGGATTTACTTCTTCCCAATTTATATCCCTGCATCTTGTATATTTCTTCATTGTCAAAGAATATATCTTCAATCCAGGATATATAGTCTTTAGCAGATTCTTTTATCTGCATGATTTCTTCTTTGGGTATGTTGTTAAGAAGCACATCAAGGCCTTCTCCATTCAAACCAAGAGGATATTGCAAGCTGTCTGAAGTCAATCCACGAAGTGCGTTGATAGACAGTGAATAAATAAGATACTTGGACAAATATTCCTTTAACTTATCTGTTTTTTTTACAGCTTCCTTAATATTTCCACGCCTGGCTCCAGTTGACCAAGGAGCATTCCAAGTAGAATAAATATCCTCTGGAGTTAAATTGGTAACTGCATATTTTATACGTTCTCCTTCAGTTCCAGATATATTTACATTAATGGTGTTGTTGGATGGCTGGCCATAAAATGAACTTATCATTAAGTCCGGTTTTGCTATTCTGATACCTTTCTGTATCATGGAGTTTACCTCTATTTGGGCAGAACGCTCAGCTGCAACCATTGCTATAGCTTCAAGAATATTTGATTTACCGGAACCGTTAGCACCAATAAAAACGTTGACATTACCTAAAGATAATGTCATATCTGTTATTGACTTGAAATTTTTTACAGTTATAGTTTCTATCATATTATCTGTTTTACAAAAAACACCTAATTCCATATCAGGTCGTACATATAAATACAAAGATACGGAAATTTCACTATAATAATGAATTAAAAAGCATATTTTTAGACACATAACATAACTTGTTAATCAGTATATTAATATAATAGCTCTCTTGATACAACATAATAATCAGCCAAAATGTAATTCCTCCTGTTTGACTGGATGTTGTTGCTCAACAGGTATTTCCTCCTGGTTTTCTGCTACAACCTCAGTTTCAAGATCCAGTCCGAAAGTCTCTTTCAGCTGGAGATAATCAAAGCACAATGCCTTTGGTCGGTTTACCTTTACCTTCTTAACCTGCTCTCCATTTACAATGTCGATGGTATAGTCTGGAAGTCCGCTGGGCAGAAGTATGGTGAATCTGTCCTGCTTCAGCCCAAGGTATGAAGCATGGGATTTCAGGTAGGACATGATGGTGGACCAGTTCGAGCGGTTGGAGGTGGAACCTGCATTCCTGCTGTTGAACAGTGATGCCACGGCTGCCGTATTCAGATAGAGAATAGGACGTGCTTCCTTGAACTCTATGTCTTCCTTTACGGACAACGGACGGAAGGATTTCATATACCTTATACGGTAATGTGCCTTCTCGATACATTTCCCTGAAGTCTGGAATCCCTGAAGCATACTCCAGAAGTCCGCTATTTCCGAACTTTCCTGAGCCAGCTCATTCTGATTGCGTATTCCCCTGACTGCCGTATCAAACAATTCTGCATAGCTGAAAGGCACGTCAATTACTGTCTCCAGCGTTCTGAAGGTGGCCAATGGAATAACCCAGTTTCCGAATATACGGTCATGGATGGTTTCATTCTCCAGTTTCGCAGCCAGTTCACGCTTGGTAATGGAATATATTTCCGGAAAGTTCTTCTCAAACAGTTCCCGGTATCCCAGTATCTCCAGGGTGAGGTGGGTAAGTCCCATGTTGCAGACTGATACAAGGTCTTCATAGGCTCTTTTCTCATTCTGGTTGAATGATGTCTTTGAAAAGGCAAGGAAGATGACACGGGTATAGAGTGCCATATCCTGTGTCGGCTTGTCCTGGCCGCAAAGGGCTACACCTGTTGTGACAATGGTCTGTGCTGCCATCCCGTCTGTATTCGTATTCTTCTTGGTCTGGCCGCCACCGCCCCAGAGCCCTTTCAGATAGGCTATCTTGCGTATGTCGAGGTCGTTCTTGTATTCATCAAGCACGGCAAGAGTATTGACGGCCTGTGACACACGGTCGTTCATGGCCGGTACAGAGGTTACTCCAAGGTTTGGCGGATCTACTCCGTGCAGAAAAAAGGACTGGAGGGAAGTGGCCAGGGTTGTCTTACCGGTTCCTTTCTCACCGAAAAGGTTCAGGATGGGAAAGTGGCGGGTACGTCTGAATATGATGTCACGGAAGAGGGTGGCAAGCAGGTAACAGAAGGCTACGCTTGCATTCTCACCGAATACTTCCATCAGTCTTTTTACGTAATCGTACAGTTTTATCCCGTTACGGTTCTCATGTACCATGAGTCTTTCAAACTGGAATATCTCCGGATTGTTGAGATAGATTTTTGAAGTGGCCGGTATATAGAAGGCCTTGCCGTTGATTCCACGGACAATACCCAAATCATCAACGGCATTGAATGTGCCTACAAAAAATATTCCGTTACCGAAAGCGAAGAATCCTTCAGCCGCATTCCAACCGAGCTTTCTGATACGTTCTGCCGTATCGGTCTTTGAGTACAGGTATTCCTTTACACGGTTGAGCTTGTCTATCTTGGCCAGCCATACATAATTGCCCAGTGAGCCGACCTTCTGCTGAAAGTTGCTCAGTGAGCAGAGTTCTGACTCTTTCAGCTCTATGACCCTGCATACATTGTACATATTTCTCATACGGAAGATTCTGGTTCCGTTTATCTCATCCTCGATATGGAACAGTGGTTCCATGATGAAGTTGGAGATTCTTGACGGTTCATCATCATCTTCACCGATGGAGTAGTAACAGTTTTCCCTGACGAACAGACCGAACTGGCGCAGCAGTTCAGCTTCACGCTGCATCTCGTTCATGGCCGCAGGTTTGTCGTTCCTTCTCCTGGCTTCACCACGTGCCTGGGTAACGGCATCACGCCATAGTTTTACCTTCCCGTGCAGTCTGGAAAGCTGTTCTATGCACTGGTCGTACACCAGCTGGTCTTTTATATAGCGCAGCAGGTCTGCTATTTCCGCAACACATTTTCTTTCCTCTACCATAGAACCGGCCACCAGAAAACGTTTCTGTGCCAGCCAGATGATAAAATGCTTTTCCGGAAGTGAGGTATAATCCTCCCTGCTGCGGATATAGCTGTCGGCATCATTCTTGGCATATTGTACTTCTCCTTCTGCCTCGGATGGTATTTCTGCAAAAGGAAGTTCCCTGACTGTTACATGGAATCCTTTTCTTATGGCTGCAGCCCCGTTGGTCATCACCGCCTCAAATCCAGGCCCGTATGGCTTGCCTTCCGCAATATCTGAATCTGGAATGAAACAGAGTGAGGATACATACTTCTTCAGCTGCTCGAACTGGTTGTCACTCCAGGCTGTTCCAAGTGACGCTACTGTATTGTCGTATCCAATCGACTGCATTCTCAGGACATCAGGAGCACCTTCTACAATGATATAATAGTCGGCATCACGCAGTCTGGCGGCACGGTCAATACCGAATACTGTTTCTCCCTTGGAGTAAATTATGCTTGTTGCCGAGTTGATATACTTGGGAACTTTCCTGTTGTCTCCGATGTATCTGGCCGTATAGGCAATGATGCGTCCCCATCTGTTTCTCACGGGAATCATGATACGCTGTCGGAACATGGCGTATGTGTTGCCGTCCTCACCACGCTTGAACATGCCGAGTTCATACAGCAGTTCTTCGTTCAAAGCCTTGCTTTTACAGAAATCCATAAAGGCCTGACCATCTTTCGGTGCATAGCCTATTCCGGCAAAGGCACAGAACTCCTCATGCCACCGGCTGTATGCGTATGCCCTGGCATCAAGGCTCTCTTCCTTGTCTGTTGCTCTGAGGCATTGAAGGAAGAAGCTCTGGACTGTATCGAGAACTGTCAGAAGTGATTCCCGGTGCCTGGCTTCAGCCATCTGTTCCTCACTGCGCTCTTCACTGATATATTCTACCGGAATATTATGGTTCCTGGCAATAAATTCCACGGCGGAACTGAAGGAAAGGTTTTCCTTTTCCATTGTAAACGTAATGGAATCACCACCACGGTTACAGCTGAAGCAGTGGAAGAGATTCTTGCTGGGAGTGACAGCAAAGGAACCGGTCTTCTCAGTATGGAAAGGACAAAGTCCCATCAGGGTTGAGCCTTTTCTGGACAGTCTGACATAAGGACTGAGTACGTCTTCTATGGCAAGTTCCCTTACTTTCCGTATGGTTGTTTCGCTTATCATAACGTACTGAGCAGGTTCCAACAATCGATTATTGACTGGCCGGAGTATTTCGGACGGCTGACATTATTAGGATTGAGCGGTTGGATATATCCGTTATCTCTGTATTTTTTGAGTGTCTTGTTGCTGATACCGAGTTCAGCACAGGTGCGCTTGACTGAATAGACACCGTTTGGATCGCACGCTGGTCTGATTTCTTTCATTATTATAAAAATCATTATGAATGTGCGATACAAAAGACCTGTCAGGCTTTATTTTTAAGTAGTAAAACTATAAGCTGGTGAACAAAGGTTACTGACGCACATTCCTGTACCTACTATAATTGCTTTCTTTATATTTCATAGAGTATCACGGCTAAATTAAACATATATAGTTTATAACTATTAAAATATTAGCCATAATATGTTTGTCATTTATCTTTTTTGACTGGTCTTTCTGCCTGTTTCGGCTGACTTTCATCAAAATAGTCCTGGGTGGTACGCTGCAGAAGCCTGAGGTCTGCCGTGCGGTATTCCACCTTACCCGGTCTTTTATAGGAAACCACCTTTCCCTGACGTTTCCACCTTTCTACATTCCTGCGACCAAACAGCTCGTATGCCTTCCTCTGGCTGATGAATTCAGGATCATCCTTGTCGGCTTTCAATTGCCTGACAATTCTGGAGGATAGGTCATTCAGAAATGTTTCGTATGGTATAAGATGATCCAGAAACTGTAATATCTTCATATAAACCTGATTTGGTTTCTATACTGTTCGTTTGACCGTAATGGTATGTTTTTCCCTGTCAGTCCTGGTCTTGAACTGGCGGTTGTAGATGGCACCAAGCTCTGAGGCCTGTGTACGGACGCTTTTCAAACGTGAGATGGGGAATGAAACGGATTCACCTACTTCAAGGGCAACAAGTGCCGGACGGATTTTTTCTAAGTTTTCAGACATAATTGTTGGATGTTTAATATTTAATGTTTAACTTTGTATTCATCAAATGAATAGGTTACTGCCGTCTGCCCTATGTTTGCGACAGCAATGGTACAATAAAAAAGGAACGGCTTACGGATGAAGCATCAATGTTTAGCTTCGTCTGTAAGCCGTTCCTTCTCTTTCTTCTGATTTCCCGTCAGTCGCTTGTTTCCGTTGCCGGATGCCCAAAATGCGTGTGGTTGGCAGGGGCAAGGTTTTCGGGCTGAATACGCTCAACCCCGTTGAGGAAGATTCTGCCCGAAACGGCTATGCCGCCCGACCTTGCCAATGCTGTCAGAGCCACACGCTACCTTTGCATCCGTGCATCGGGAACAGGTGGCTGACGGGAAGAACCTCGACTATACCATAGGTTGCCATTCTTACCATAGGAAACAAACAATGTAACCGGGATTCCTTTCTTGGTGGTGCAGATTTCATTTATTACGAACCGCCTGAACAAAAGGGTCTCTTTGCTACATATTCTGAAAGCGATGGCTATAATCATTTCAAAATTATACACATCATAACTGATGCCGTCAGTTTGCTTGATATACTTCATCGTATCAGTTTCGTTCAACTCTTTGTTCTTGTAAATTGCCTGTATCATCTTGCGGATATTGCAAGAGAACACCCCGAACAGGTCGGCTATCTCGAACTGGGTCATCCACACTGGGGCTGTCGGTACGGTGACCGCTCCCATTTTACTGATTGTTATTATTTCTCTGCTCATAATCCCTTTATTTTATGATGATTATATACTGTTTTCTTTCTTTTCGCCAGCCGATATTTTCTTTCTTCGCTCCATCAGTTTGTCCATGTCTTTGGAGATTTTATCATCGGTTATCCGTGCATACCCCTGAGTAGTTCTGATGTTGGAATGTCCCATCATCTTGGCGATGCTCTCAATCGGTATATCCGCTGAAATCAGGAAAGTTCCGAAGCTGTGCCGACTTTGGTGATAGCTCAGATTTTCCTCCTTGCCTATGGCAACACCCATCTCGTGGATGTCAAACCAAAGTGAATCACGGCTTGGGAGAGGAAACACGGGCTTCTCATCATCGGTTGTGTTGTACAACGACAATATCTGTTCCGCTATGGGATGTAAGGGTATGAAAGCCTCCACCTTTGTCTTCTTGCGGTTGATGCGGATATACCGTCTGCCCTCCGCATTCGTCCCGATATGATGGGGATGAAGAAGTTTGATGTCCACATACGCCAGTCCCGTCAGGGTCGAGAAGATGAAAGCCCGTCTTGCCAGTTCCATACGCTTGTCATACATCGGGGTGGAAAGTATCTTTTTGAACTCATCGCGGCTGATGTACCTGTGCCTTGCCTCCGGCTTCGGTTCATACTCCAAGTCCTCGCAGGGGTTCACACGGATAATCTCCTTATCGACTGCCAAATACAATAAACGATTAAGCCAGCACATACATTTGTTGGTTTGGGAAGAGCTGAAATTCTTGCACTTCTTCAGGAAAGCTTTATAGGACTTGCCAAAATCCTCCGTCACTTCTTCAAGAGGAATTTCCTTTTTCCCGATTGACGCTATAAAGTCCGTCAGGTATTTCTGATAATACATGGAGTGACGGTAGGAAGAAGTGGAATCTATTTCCTCGGAATGTTTCTTCAACCGCTCCCGTTCCCATTCACCCATTTGCAATAAGGTAGTCGGATGGATATTATTCAGGGAAATATGGTTCTTCAACATTTCCGCACTGACCACTCCTTGCGATTTAAGTATCTCGGTATAGGCTTCCTCAGTCAGACGCAGGTATTCCCGTAAGCGGTTGTTCTCCCTGACGGTCTTTATCTCATTCTTCCTGCCGTTCCAGTCTTCGGGGCGGCAATAGATACCTGTGCTTATGGCGGTCTGCTTGCCGTCAATGGTTATACGGCAGAGTACGGCGGTCGTACCGTCAGCCCTCACCTTGCTGCGGTTAATATATGGCAATAATGAAAATGTGCTTCGCATATTGTTGTTGGATTTATAGGGTTAGTTTGAAATCTTGTGTCGCCTCTATGAACTTGTCCATATCCTCGAAGAGTTTTTTCGGACTGACACGGGCATATACTTGAGTGGTGGAAATGTCGGAATGTCCCAGCATCCGGCTGATGGTCTCAATCGGCACACCCGCTTCGAGCGTTATCAGCGAGGCGAAACTATGCCTCGCCTGATGATAGCACAAATCATCCTTGATGCCAGCCAATGCCGCCAACGCCTTCATGTGTCTTCTAAGATTAGGCCAGCGTAGTAAAGGGAACAATGTGTCCCTGTCCTCACTGTGATACTTTTCAATCAGTGCAATCGCTTCGGGAAGCAACTTCACGCTTGCCCGATGTTCGTTCTTCTTCCTGCGGTATTTCAGCCACAACGCTCCGTTATCGTCCGTGTACAAGTTCTCATCGGTAATGGATATCACATCCGCATACGAGACCCCGGTATAACACCCGAAGAGAAACATATCCCTTGCCAGTATGTGAGATTTACGATGCGGTTCAATTTCCACATCACGGATTTTCTCGAACGATTCACGGCTCAATGCCCGTGGGGTTTTATCCGACTGCTTGGGCAGGGTGAAATGCTGGAAATGGATTTTGTCTGCATAGCCTTCCTTATAAGCCAGACGGCATATTTTTTTCAGTATGGCAAGGTGATGTCGGACAGTATCTATTGCATAACCCTTATTCTCCATAGCGAAAACCTGATAGTCATGGATGAACTGTTCCGTAAGCTGCCCAAATGCTAAATCCTTGACCTTGTACTGATGCCCAATGAACTCACCAAGTGTCAGACGCATATAATGATAAGTCGAGTAAGAAGTTTTCGCACGGTCAATACCAATACGGGCTTTGAGGTCGTCACAGACAACATCAGTCATTCGCATGAGTGTCATCTGCGTTTCCATACTTCCTTGAAAATGATTCTTCACATCGGTGGCATCGAAATCCATTTTACGGCTCACAAGGTTGTCAAAGGCGTTGTTTACCGCCAACAACAGTTTCTCAATCTTGGTGTTGGTTTCCACCGCCTCCTTGCTCTTGCCATTCAGACGGCTTTCACAGGGATTCCACAGTTCGGGAGGGCATGACAGCTTGCATCCGAACTGCGCCATCGTGCGGTTGACGGTAATGCGTCCCATGATGGGAGCCTTGCCCGACTTGTCCAGTCCGCTCTTTTTGAGGTAGAGCAGCACCTTGAATTTTTCTACTTTCATACGCTTATATTTTTAAGTGCAAATTTACTTGCCATATAAGCGTCCCTTGATGCGCAAAACACTGTGTATTAACGCAAACAAAACGGTGGGGATTTCTTTTCATCGCTTTCCGTTACCTGTTCCCGTTTCGGTAACTGCCCGGCTAACGGTTTGGTAACTGAACAACCTCAATATTCCGTTGTCGTTTGCATTTTTTCAACTTCGCAAAATACCGAAATATCGCTTATTCCTAACGGTTTACGTTTAATCTATACCTGTTCGCTGTTGCTTGCTTTGCCGTGTATATTCCATGTTGCACGGCACACGTTCGGAACGATGATGCTCACTCTCGGTGCAGACCTTTTTACCACAAGCAAGCTGATGGGACATTCCAACATTCAGACCACGGAAATCTATGCTAAAATCGTGGATAAGAAGAAGGAGGAAGCCATTAACCTCATTGACGGTATGTTCACATAAATCATTGACAACAAAACATATAGAGACATGACAATAACTATCAGACAAAAGGCACTTGCCAACGACAACATAAGCTTGTATCTTGACATCT